AGTTTCAATCTAGAAAACATCAACAGAATGAAATTTGTACTAAAAGGTATGAATCAAATTCGCGAAAGTGTAATGGAAAGTCTAGTAGGCAATAGAACACAGAGTTGGAGTAAACCTGATTCTGGAGCAAGATTGTTTATACAACACAGCCGCCGCTTAGAAGAAGGTGATGCAAGATTCAGGCATATTGATAAGATTTTTGTTGAAACCACTGACGGTGAAAGATTCAAACTTCCATTTAAAAATCTCAGCGGTGCAAGAGCAATGCTAGAGCATGTACGCCAAGGCGGTCGTCCCTATGATCATAGAGGCCAACACATTTGTGAAATGGTCACAGAAATCAACACACTCAGCAGATTCCGTAGAGCACATCATGGCAGAGTATTTGAAGGATCAACACAGAACATTGTAGAAACAGCCAACCAATACTATGAACAGGCAAAACACACATTAAAAAGTTTGGGCAATTCAAGGGGATACGATAGATACTTTGAATCATGGAATCCAAGCAACATTGATGACACTGACATCATGGTTGAAGATCTCCGCACTATGTTTATTGAGCAAACACTGGACCAACGCATAGAATCAGCATTACCTTTGTTGGCAAAATTAAGGAACACACAAATGAAAGAGGCAAGTGAATTTGAAATTTGGTCTAATAGATTATTAGAAGGCACATGGTCAGTTCCGGACACTCCAGAGAAACTACGTAAACTCACAGATTTAATGGCAAACGAATTACCTGTTGGTCCAGATGCAACCAATGCAACAGAACAACTATACGATATTTTTGGAGATGACATTTTATTTGATCGTCTTGACACATTGGCATTAGCAGATCCTGACGCAGACGCAAGAGAGTTGATTGCCAAACGCATGGAAGAACTTGGCATGGAAGTTCCAGAAATTTCCACTGCACCTACTGGTGAAACACCACCAGCTGAAGAACCAGCAGCACCGGCTGGCCCTCCAGCACAACCAGCAGGTCAGGCACCAACTACACCTCCTCCACCAATGGTGGAAACTGATGACATCACTGATCCAAAAGAAATTGGCGCAAAGATGAACCCTGCCTACGTTTCACCAGCAGCACAAGCAACCAAACCAACAGCAGATCAATTAGCCGCTAAAGCAGCACCACAACCACCAAAGATCCCAGCAAAAACAACACCGATACCAAAAGTGCAGTTCGAAAGTGAACTTGACAAAATCAAAAGACTGGCATTAGGTCACTAAACACAATAATTTTTATCCAGAAGGCACAGATTTTGTGCCTTCTTTGTTGACTACTGTATAAATAAAGTTGTACAATGCACAGGTGCTTTGTACATTAGGCAAATTTTTAGGCACATTTAGGCATTTTATAAGGAGAAAACATTATGGCCTCATTAGCAGAAATCCGCGCACGACTCCAAGCCGCAGAGTCGAACAAAGGCGGTCAGTTCAGCGGCGACAACGCAATTTACCCACATTGGAACATGGCAGAAGGAACTAGTGCGCTGGTTCGTTTCTTACCTGATGGTAACTCAAAGAACACTTTCTTTTGGGTAGAACGTGCAATGATCAAATTGCCCTTTGCAGGTGTCAAAGGTGAAGCAGAATCCAAGACAGTGTATGTGCAGGTGCCCTGTGTAGAAATGTGGGGAGAAGCATGTCCAATCTTGGCAGAAGTACGTCCTTGGTTCAAGGACAAAAGTCTTGAAGAAATGGGTCGTAAGTATTGGAAAAAGCGTAGCTATATCTTCCAAGGCTTTGTACGTGAGAATCCTATCTCCGAAGACAAGACCCCTGAGAATCCAATCCGACGTTTTATCATCGGACCTCAGATTTTCAACACAATCAAATCGGCATTGATGGATCCTGAAATGGAAGAAATGCCAACTGACTATGCGGCTGGTCTTGATTTCCGCATTGCCAAGACACAAAAAGGTGGTTATGCAGACTACAGCACCAGTAAATGGGCACGTAAGGAATCTGCGTTAACTGCGGAAGAAGCAGAAGCAATTGAAAAGCATGGGCTTTATGATTTGGCCAGCTTCTTGCCAAAGAAACCAGGCGAGGTTGAACTCAAGGTCATGAAAGAAATGTTTGAAGCATCAGTGGATGGTCAACCATTTGACATGGAACGTTGGGGTCAATACTATCGCCCAGCTGGCATGACAGCGCCAGGCGCAAGTGACAGCGACGATGACACCGCGGGATCTGTGGTCAAATCTGATCCCAAGCCTACCCCACCAAAGGCTGTGAAAGAAGAAGAAGACGATCCAGCAGATGCAGCGGCTTCAGTTGCAACAGCGCCTGTGCAGGCCAACAAGTCAGGTAGCAAGGCAGAAGACATTCTTGCAATGATTAGGGCACGGCAACAAAAATAATGAAGTTGCTTATAATCGGCGATAGTTTTGCAGCCGATTGGTCAGTCAAATACCCCAAAGTATTTGGCTGGCCAAATTTGTTGTCAAACAATTACCAAGTAACAAACTTAGCACAAGCTGGTGCAAGTCAATACAGATTATTGCAACAATTGCTGTCAGTTGACATAGATCAGTATGATGTTTTTATTGTGGTTCATACTAGCCCTTACAGGGTTCCTACACGGCAACATCCTGTTCACTACCATGACAAATTGCACAGCAATGCAGATTTGCTTTACAGTGACATAACCTATCACGCTGTGTGGTACAAACGATTGTTTAATAGAGCACTCGCGTCAGCAGAGGATTTTTTTGTTTATCATTTTGATCAAGATTATCAAGAAACAGTTTACCAACTTTTTGTTGATCGCATAAATCAAATCTTAGAACACAAATTAGTGATAAATGTGCGTACACCTCTTTGCCCATTGCAGATTGAAAATGCATTAGAAATAAAACACATGGTGCCAGGTGTCACAAATCATATGACGTTGAATGATAGTATAGACTTGTACAAAGCTATAGTTGATAAGATTAATGAAATCAAACGGTCGTAATGTTATAGTAGGGGGATCAAGTATAACTGATACTTCTGCTTGGCCTACCTGGGCAACATGGCTACAATATAGATATTGTCCTGCCACGTTTGTCAACACAGGTGTTAAAGGGCTTGGCAATGAAGCTATAATTTTACGTGCAGTGGCGCAGGCTAAAAAGTGCCAGGATCCTTTGATAGTGATACAATTAACCAATGTTGATAAATGGGATTGGTATATTGACAATCAAAATCTGCTTGATGAAATAAATCAAGAAAAGCATGCTTCAGTGAAAATTGGTGATGGGGGATTTTGGTCAACTGGTTCGCATTGGCCAAAATGGAAGCAACATTATCGTGCAAACTATTACAGCCAGGACTACTTTGTTTTACGCACAGTGCAAATGATAACTTGGTTTCAAATGCTGTGTGCTGTACAAAACTGGGATCACTATATTATTTTTGATAGTCCTATTTTTTCAGTTACCGAACAACAGTTAAACACTGAACAATTAAGTCTAGAACAATGTTATAAAACAGATTTTCTTGACACAGATCTTGTTAGACCATTTGCAGATTTTATGAGTTTACAACAGATTTACACACCAGGTATCATAGGTTATGCCAAACTCAATAACTTCGCTTGGTTTACAAACAAAGTCAAAGGGCATCCGGGCAGCTTGGTTCACTGGCATTATGCAAAAGAAATAGTTGCGCCAGTGTTGGATAATGTTTTAGATCCTGTGCAAGAGTTTGATGATTTTGAGTTTGAAGCAAAAAAGTGGCAGCAGATTTTTGAAAGTTTATGATGTTGGTGCATGTAAAAGATAATCATTATGATTTAGTGGATCATGCGGGTGGTTTTGATTTTGATCATACCAATAGTTTCTTGGAAAGCGTTAAACACATTCCGGTTGAGGTACACACAGAGTACATTCTAAGTCAGGAAGTAAGGCAATGTTACCCAAACATTGAATTTAAATTTTTATATCACGCAAAACAACTTATACTAAACTCATTAGCAAACTATAAAAATTTACATCAAACAAATTTTGATAATTTTATATGTTGTTTCAATGGCAGTGAACATGTAGGAAGAAAGTTATTGATAGGAGCATTGCGTAAGAGAAACTGGTTTGACCCCAAATACTGTAGCAAAAACTTCTCCTACACAGTGGACATGCTTGATGGTCATATAGACGATCTAGCGGACAATCCTAGACTTTATCGTAAATTTTTTGATGTGTCAGATAATAATTTTGCACAAGAATTAAACAGTTTTGGCTACGACAGATTTGATCACAGCAACAACATCTATAAAATTGATAGCAAAATTTCTGAAAGTTTTGTTCATGTTGTAAGTGAAACACTGAGTTCAAGTTATCATCCGTTTGTTACTGAAAAATTTTTATACAGTGTGGTGACCAAAGGTTTGTTTGTGGCATATGCCCAGCCAGGTTGGCATCAACACGTATTGCAACATTTTGGATTCAAACCTTATCAAATATTGTTTAACTACGAATTTGATTTGGTAGCTAATCCAGTTTTAAGGCTAGTTGAACTATTGTGCATGTTATCGAAATACAGTGGCTTGTCAAAATCTGATTGGCATGACCTGTATGAACTAGAGCGAGACACAATTGAATTCAATTACAACCATTACTTTAGCCAAGATTATCTAAAGTGTCTTGCAAAGTACGCATAAACAGTCTATACTACTGTTACATCATTAGAGGAAACAATCATGGGAAAACCATTTGACGTATCAAAGTTTCGAAAAGAAATTACCAAAAGCATTGATGGCTTATCAATCGGATTTAATGATCCCACTGATTGGATCAGTACTGGTAATTACGCATTAAACTATCTTATTTCTGGAGACTTTAACCGAGGTGTTCCCCTGGGCAAGGTCACAGTGTTTGCAGGTGAAAGTGGCGCCGGCAAGAGTTATATTTGCAGTGGCAACATTATCAAAAATGCTCAGGAACAAGGTATCTTTGTGGTATTGATTGACAGTGAAAATGCTCTTGACGAAGCCTGGTTGCATGCGCTGGGAGTAAGCACAGACGAAAGCAAACTGCTCAAACTCAGTATGGCTATGATTGACGATGTGGCCAAAGCCATCTCCACATTCATGAGCGAATACAAGACCTTGCCTGACGGTGAGCGACCCAAAGTATTGTTTATCATTGACAGTCTAGGCATGTTGCTTACACCAACTGATGTCAATCAATTTGAAGCAGGTGAAATGAAAGGCGATCTTGGTCGTAAACCCAAAGCACTTACAGCACTGGTTCGTAACTGTGTTAACATGTTTGGCAGTTACAATGTTGGTCTAGTGTGTACTAACCATACCTATGCCAGTCAAGACATGTTTGATCCAGACGATAAGATCTCTGGTGGACAAGGTTTTATCTATGCCAGCTCAATTGTAGTTGCTATGAAAAAACTCAAGCTCAAAGAGGACGAAGATGGCAACAAGATTTCGGACGTCATGGGCATTAGGTCTGCCTGCAAGGTAATGAAAACTCGATATGCCAAACCCTTTGAAGGTGTGCAGGTCAAGATTCCTTATGAAACAGGCATGAATCCCTACAGCGGTCTTGTGGATCTTGCTGAGAAAAAAGGCTTGCTCAAGAAAGATGGCAATCGTTTAGCATTCACTACCACAGACGGCGAAGTAATCAAGCAGTTCCGCAAGGCCTGGGAAAGCAACGAAGAGGGATGTCTTGACAAATTAATGGCTGACTTTAAGAACCAAAAAGAAGAACTAAGTATGGCAGAGGAGGAAGCAGCATAATGGATACACAACTAGCCAGCGTGGTTTGGACTGAACTCAAAAGATATATCAACAATGTAGACAGACCAGATGCCGCAAATGATTTAGTAAGCATATTAATTGACAACGATATCAATGCAGAAGATATTAAATCTGCCTTTGGCAATGACAAAGATGTCAAAAACGCACTAGCACAATACATCGAAGATGAAGAGTTCTACGATGAGGAAGAGTTTGACGACGAAGAATGGGATGAGTGATGTGGTACAGCCGAATTGTTTCAGATCTTGGATCTATTCCAGATTTCATTGCTCACTATGAAAAAGAATTACATCAGGCCAAGCATGATGTAAAAATTCATGGATTAGTGGAGCGAAACATTTCGGCTTTGCCAGGAGTAACTGAACATAGATTCAATCAACTACAAGAAATTGAAGCAGTGCTTGGATATCTTAATATCCAACTAAGAAAAATTAGACGCAAACACTTTCAAAAATATCTTGAAGGCTATGCAAGAGCTTTAACCAGTAGAGATGCCGAAAAGTATGTAGACGGCGAAGACGAAGTCATTGATTTTGAAACAATAATCAATGAAGTGGCTCTGTTAAGAAACCAATGGCTTGGTATCATGAAAGGGCTTGACAGCAAACAGTGGATGGCAGGACACATTGTAAGATTAAGAACTGCCGGTATGGAGGATATTACTTTATGATAGCAGGCAAGGTATGGGGCAACACAGAACTTCTTGAAGCAAATGGTGTACTCGAGTTTCATCGCATTGAGACAAAAAAAGGTGGTGTGTGTAGCAAACACAAACACAAGCATAAATGGAACGGTTTCTTTGTTGAACAAGGAGCACTGTTAATTCGCGTATGGAAAAGCAACTATGATCTTGTGGATGAAACTGTGCTCATGGATGGAATGTATACCAAGGTAGCTCCTGGTGAGTATCATCAATTTGAAGCACTGGAAGATACTATTGCATTTGAACTGTACTGGGCTGAATTTGATCACGATGATATTGAAAGAGAAAATCACGGTTTTGTAAAATGAAAAACATTTTGATCACTGGCAATGCAGGATACATTGGCGGACATCTTGTGAATCTGCTGAGAAAAAAGAAAAAGTATCAATTGCACGGCCTTGATTACAATGGATGCCCGGTGCCACTGCACAGGCATTATAACTACAACATAGTGTCATTGCCACGAATTGATATAGAGTTTGACACTGTGATTCATCTAGCAGCATTGGTTAATGTTGGCGAAAGTGTGCGAGATCCGTTAAGGTACTATCAGACAAATCTTGTTGGTACAGAAAACATTTTAAGATATTGCCACTTTAACAATTTTATTTTTGCTAGTACAGGTGCTGCCAGTGGCATGAGCAGTCCTTATGGAATAAGCAAAAAAGCCGCAGAAGAAGTAGTAGAACAAATCTGCAAAGAAGATAACAAAAACTATACAATATTTAGATTTTACAATGT